GTATCAGCTTTTATTATCGTTTGATAGGGTGCTATGGGTTTTTGATATGTGGGGTAAAGAACATATTCCAGTAGAACTAAAACCAAAACTAGCTCTAGCAAAATTAACCGATGATGTAACTTTTAAGGATATGGATACAAGGCAAGCGTTAGCTATCTATGCAGATATATTTGAAAAGCACATACAGGTTACTAGGGCTATTGATGAGGTTGATAGGTATGACATTGAGGGCAATGTATTGCCTAAAAAAACTAAAGATGCCCAAGATCACGATGATAAGCCTTTGTTTAATATCAAATATGATGGCGAGTACATTTTTTCATCGTTTATGCAGGCCTATAACATTGATTTGATTGAACAACAAGGGAAATTACATTGGCAGAAGTTCAACGCCTTATTATCTGGTTTACCAGATGGAACAAAATTTGTTGAGGTAATGAAGATTAGAGCGTGGAGACCCTCAAAAGGGGAAAGTTCAAAAGAAAAACAAAAAATGCGTGAACTGCAGGAGCAATACGCATTGCCAAATATTTAATAAAGAAAGGAGGTAGAACATGGCAGACGGTAAAGTAACCATTGCGGTTGATTTGGATGGAAAGAAAGCCCAAGGGGATATAAATAGTCTGAAATCATCATTAGGTGGGCTAGGTTCAGCTTTTAAATCGGTTTTAGGAGCAAATTTAGTTAGTGGCGCATTGATGAGTGGAATTAGTGCACTTACAGGAGGAGTTAAAAGCGCTTTTTCATCAGCAATTGATGAGGGGGCAAAATTACAACAATCTATCGGTGGTATTGAGACACTTTTTAAAGACTCAGCTGGTACTGTTAAACAGTATGCTAATGAGGCTTTTAGAACAGCTGGAGTATCAGCTAATGAGTACATGGAAAATGTAACATCATTTTCTGCCAGCTTGATTTCTTCTTTGGGAGGAGATACAGCAAAGGCTGCTGAGTTAGCAAATACAGCAATGACAGATATGTCAGACAACGCCAATAAGATGGGTTCTGATATGAAAATCATCACTCAAACTTACCAGTCATTAGCGCGTGGCAACTATGCAATGCTAGATAACCTAAAACTCGGTTATGGTGGAACAAAAGCAGAGATGCAACGACTAATAAAAGATGCTGCTAGTTACAAAGATGTACAAGAGGAATTGAATATGACCGTTGATGAGGGTGACTTGTCATTTGCAAACATGGTTAAAGCAATTTCTGTTGTACAAAAGAAACTAGGGATTACTGGTACTACTGCTAAAGAGGCAGCCGAAACATTTTCAGGATCTTTTGCATCTATGCAAGCTGCATTTAAGGATTTCTTAGGAAACCTTACCACAGGTGGAGATATTAGCAAACCTTTAGAGAATCTTGCTAAAACAGCCTCAACATTTGTCTTTAGAAACTTTATACCGATGGTGGGCAATGCTTTCAAATCTTTGCCAACAGCTATCTCAACATTTTTAACATCAGCAAAACCAGAGATAGAGGCAGGGTTGAAAAAGATGTTACCAGAGGAAATGGTAAACAATATCATGGGAGCTTTTGATAAAGTTGGTAACTTTTTATCTAGTTTCAAAGACACTGGGGCTATAACAGCAGTAGCTGGAGCTTTCAATGCAGTTAAAGATGCGATAGGCCATGTCTTTTCATCTCTAGCTGGTAGTGGGGAAAATTTCAACAATATTGGTAAAGCTTTAGGTGAGGTTGTTAAGTTTCTTGCAACTGCTGCTACTAAAGGGGCTGAATTTATTTCCTCGTTACCACCTGGTGTTATTCGAACAATTGCTAGTGCAGTAATTGGGATGGTTGCAGCATTTAAAACAGTATCAATTGCAACTAAGGCTATAACTGGCCTAAAAACTGCTTTTGGGTTGTTAAAATTAGCTTTGTCTAATCCTTGGGGTCTTGCTATTGCAGGTATTGGAGCTTTAATCGGTTGGTTTATTCAAGCATATACCACTAGCGAAGATTTCAGGAATAAAGTTAATGAAGTCGTTGAGGCAATTGGTAAAATAGCTAGCAAAATTGGGGAGTTCTTATCTGGAATAGATCCATCTATTTTTGCGCTATTACTACCAGTATTAGGGACTTTGTTATCTAAATTCAAAGGTTTTGATATCATCGGAAAACTCAATCCGTTCAACTTATTCAAAAAGAACGCTACGGAGGCATTTGATGGCGCTGGAGCATCAGCGACTCAATCTAAAGGTATCATAGAGCAAGTGTTTTCTGGGCTTGGTTCTCTTATCACATCTATTTCACAAGGTATTTCAACAGTACTACAAGGATTAGCAACAGCTATCTCAACAGTTGCTCAAGGGTTTGGTCAAGCTGCATCGATGGCTAGCCCTGCCCAATGGCTATCAATGGGAGCTGCAATGTTGATGGTCGGTGCTGGTGTAGCTCTTGTTTCAGCTGGTATCTATATTTTGGTACAAGCAGCTATTCAACTTGCTAGTGCTGGTAGTGGTGCAGTTATTGCTCTTGCTGGTTTGGCAGTAGGTATTGCTGCTTTGGCAGGTATCTTTGCTTTACTTGGCCCGGCTTTATCAGCAGGTGCAGTTGGTATATTAGCTTTTGGTGCTGCTATTGCTCTCATTGGTGTTGGTGTCTATGCGGCATCTGCTGGATTATCAATGCTAGCAGGTCATTTACCAACCATTGCTACTTATGGGGCTAGTGCTGCTATTGGTATTGCTGCTTTAGGTGCTGGATTGCTAGTCATGGGAGCAGGTGCCTCAGTAGCTGGCGCAGGAGCATTGGTTTTAGGTGCTGGTTTATTGGCAGCAGGAGCTGGGGCAACCGTTTTTGGTGCAGGAATGCTTGTTGCAGCTGCTGGCGTTGCAGCATTTGGCTTAGCTCTTAATGTGTGCAAACCAGGAGTAACAGCCTTTGCGAATGCAATCACTAAAGTTGTCAATGCGATAAGTGGTGGATTGGTTGCAATCCTAAACTCTATATCAGGAGTTATACAATCGGTAGGACAGGCCGCTTTAAATGCAGGCACTGGATTTAATCAGCTGGCTACTGGAGTAAGCAAGATTACCAATCTAAATCTATTAGATATGGGGGCATCTTTAGCGGCAGTTGCTGCTGGTGTTGCAGCTATTGCATCCTCTGGAGCTGGATTAGCAACCGCAGGAGCTGGGATGACAGCTTTAGGTACAGGTATGATGACACTGGCCACATCATCAACAATGGCACTAACCTCGTTGCAAATGTTACCAGTGGTATTTATGTCATTGCAGATGAGTTTAACTGCTTTTCCGGCTCAGCTAACTCTTGCTCAAACAGCTATGATGGCGTTCGGTACATCTGTAACTGCAACTGTAAGCGGTCTAATGGCTAGTGCATCGACATTAACCAACTTTACAATGCAGGTTGCTATGATGACACCATCATTGATGATGGCGGGCGCAGGGCTTGCCAGTTTCAATGCTCAAGCAAATGCTGCAGGCAATGCTATGAGGTTATTAGCAAGCAACTCAGGTGTCGCACAAGGTCAAGTTACAGCGTTAGGTGTGTCTATTCAAGTAGCCATGTCTGGGGCTACTGCATCGATTTCTACTGCTGGTAATCAGATGGTGGTTGTGATCCAGTCTAGTATGATGCAATTGTCTATGGTTGTAACTAATTCTATGGCCAATGCATCTAGTGCCGTACTTAATAGCTCGATGCAGATGAGTACAAGTATTAGAACAGCTGGTACTCAAATAACTACCACAATGCAATCAACGTTAAATCAGATTGTATCTGTAACAAATAACGGAATGACGAGGGTAGCACAAGCAGTGCAACAGGGTGGCGCTCAAATGGCACAGCACATCCAATCATCTGGTCAGAAAATGGTTACGTTGATGCAGTCAGCAATAAATAGTGTGGTCAATACCGTTAATAATGGTCGTGGTCAAATGATATCCGCAGGTCAATATATGAGTGAGGGACTTGCTGTAGGGATGCGTAATGCTCTTCCAGCTGTTACGGCAGCAGCTAATGCACTTGTTGCAGAGGCAGAAAGAGCAGCAAGGGCAAAAGCTAAAATTCACTCACCATCACACCTATTTAGAGATGAAGTTGGTTGGTGGATCGGTGCTGGTGTTGCTAAAGGTATCGATCAATCTACCGTCAAAGTCGATGAGGCGATGACAGATATGTATAGTAAGATCAATGCTTTTAGTTTTAAACCTGAAAATGTTTTAGGCGTCGGTAAAACTAACATTTCTCACTCTGTGACAGCGAAAGTGATGAGGGAACAGGCAATGCGTGTGACTGCTGATGATAAAAAGTCTCAAAAGGATGCTTATCATATTCAAAACAATAATCTTTTGGAAAATCTTTTAGATAAGGTCTATGATCTTGAGGCACTTATAGAAAAAGGTAAGAAGATTGTACTTGATAGTGGAACTTTGGTTGGAGAAACAAAGGACATATTTGATGAGGCTATTGGTAATAACACAGCAATGATTAGGAGACATCGGTTATGATTTTAGAAATTATTGAATACATTAAGTTTGGTGATTTTGATACTAAATCTAATGGGTGGTATCTAGTAAGTAGAGATGCCCCATCACCAGAGGAAAAGGAGGTGCTGGAAAATCTCCTTTATTCTCAGGGCGTACTAGATTTTTCAATGATGAATGGCGAGCGATATTTTAACAATCGGATTATAACTTATGAATTTAAGTTGCCAAATACAAAATACGCTGACAGAAAAACGGCGGAACGAGAAGTCAAGTCGTCACTTATGCGTATTGGTAAATCAAGACTCACTGATACACATGATGAGGGATTTTACTGGTATGGCAAATGTAAGAGTGTCAAAGTGCAAGACGACCCCCGAAAGAGGGCGCTAATAGCAACTATTGAATTTAGTTGCTATCCGTTTCTTATAGCTATTTATGATTTTTTTGATGATATTTGGGATGATTTTAGCTTTGAGTATGGTGTTGCTAACTGGACAAAGTGGACAATAACAAACAAGCAAGTAGTCCCTATCTACAATCCCGGAGATACAACTATTATTCCAAAAATTATCAGCAGTTCTAATATCGTTATTGATTATAACGGAGCGTCTTATCAATTTAGTAAAGGGGAGCAAGAAAATGTACTGTTAAAGATACCGCCTAAACAACTTGCATTGTTCACAATCACAGGTAGTGCAGATGTTTCTTTTCGGTTTTCTATGGAGGTGTTGGGATAATGGGTGTGAATACAGTAAAAAATCCCGGCTATCTTGCTCTATACTGGGATAAGGCAGAAGATATTGGTGATACTAGTAAGCAAAAAGTATTGCATGAGCCGACAGTTTCCCGTAGAGAATATAGGTTGAGTTCGGGTAGTATCAAGCAAATTGTAAATGGTATCAATGAGTGTCGTCTAGTTATTGGGATGGATCACAATCTATACAAAAAAATAAAGCCTATCAAGGGCATTGTAAAGATTGTGAATTTATTTGATGACGAGGTGGAATTTTATGGCAGGGTCTTATCTGTGTCGATGTCTATGGCATCTGATGGTTTTGCTCAAGAAATTATTTGCGAGGATATGCTAGCATACTTACATGATAGTTGCCAGGACTTTGAAAAAGTACCAAACAGAGGGCTTGAGGACTATCTAACTCGTATTATTAACCGTCATAATTCTCAAGTTGAGCCACACAAGCGCTTTAAGATTGGTGTAGTCAATGTCCCAGCACCATCTGATACGCCATTTAGGTACACTGGCTATGATACTAGCTGGGACACGATCAAGGATAAATTGATTGGAAAAACAAACGGATATTTGGTGTTAAGGCATGAAATAGATGGTATGTACATTGACTACTTGAAACAAATTGGCGATAAAATTAGCGGCTCACCAATTATGCTAGGCGCAAATATTAAGACAGCTACCAGAGATTTATCTT